CTACGTCGGGCAGACGGCCTACCCCTACGGCTTGTGCCTGAGCCTGAACGAAGAGCAGTGCGAGAAGCTCGGCATCAGCAAGGCGTTGAAACCCGGCACCGTGCTGACGATCCAGGCCAGCGCCGTCGTGACCAGCGCCACCGAGCGCCTGGAGGACGACGGCGACGACAAGGGCAACGACGTCAGCCTGCAGGTGCAAATCACCGACATGGGCTGCCAGGTCGCAGGCACGATGCGCAACGCCGCTGCGGAGCTGTACAAGTCGAGCTGAGCCGGGGTGCAGCGCACGCCATCACGGCGATAGAGTCCGCGCCATGTCAGGCTATGACCCACTGGACCCGCAAGCGCAAGACGCGCTCAGCCTTGAGGAGGCCGAAAGGCGCCGCATCGCCGAGCAACTCGCGGTCGCGGACTTCAAGTGGATCATGTCCAACAAGCGGGGTCGCCGGTTCATCTGGTCCCTGCTGGTTCGAGCCGGCGTGTTCCGCTTGTCCTTCACCGGCGAGCCCCTGCAGATGGCCTTCAACGAAGGTCAGCGCAACGAGGGCTTGAGGGTCTGGGCACTGGTTCAGGAGCACACCCCCGAAGCGTATTCGCTCATGATCAGCGAGCACAAAGCGACCAATGACAACCGAAACGACAACGACCGTTGACACCGTAGCGGCCCCCGCAACGACGCAGACAACCGCCGCTCCCGCGGTTGCCGCTGCTCCTGCGACGACCACCACTGCCGTCGAGACGACTTCGACCGAGACGACCACGGCTACTGAAGCCGCGCCGGCCCCGCAAGGCGCGCCGGAGAAGTACGAGTTCAAGCCCACCCAGGGCATTGTCCTCACCGACACCACGCTCGAATCCTTCGCTGCCGAAGCCAAGGCCCTGAACTTGCCGCAAGACAAGGCGCAGGCGCTCCTGGACAGCATCGCCCCGCAGCTCGCAAAGCAGCAGGTCGATACCTTCAAGGCAACGGTGCAGGGCTGGCAAGACGCGACCAAGGCAGACCCGGAGATCGGCGGCGACAAGCTGCCCCAGAACCTGGCCCACGCCCAGAAGGCCGCGGAGACGTACTTCGACGCCGACTTCAACAAGCTGCTGAAAGACTCGGGCCTCGGCAACCATCCTGCGATGGTCCGGGGTTTGGCCAAGATCGGCCGCACCCTCGCCAGCGATACCTTCATCCCTGGTGGCTCTGGCGATGCCAGCACCATCAGCGCCGCGCAGAAACTCTACGGGCCCAAGGCCTAAACATCATGACCCGCTTCATCCAACGCTTCATTGCATTCGTGGTCTGGCTCTTCGAGCCGGCCTTCCTGTCCCTCACCAACACGATGGGCCGACTGGGCATGATCCAGTTCGCGACCCTGAGTACGAGCGCCCTGACGCTGGCCGACTGGTCCAAGCGTCTCGACCCGGACGGCACGCTGCCGGTCATCGCTGAACTGCTCGGCCAGAGCAACGAAGTGCTGACGGACATGCTATACGTCCAGGGCAATCTGCCGACTGGGCACCGCGTCACGATCCGCACGGGTCTGCCGGCCGTCTACTGGCGTGCACTGAACGCCGGTGTGCCTGGCAGCCGTTCGACGACCGCGCAGGTCGACGAGTCGGTCGGCATGCTGGAAGCGTATGCCCGGGTCGACAAAGACCTGGCCATGCTCAACGGCAACACCGCCGAGTTCCGCCTGAGCGAAGACAGTGCGTTCATCGAAGCCATGAACCAGACGATGGCCCAGACCATCTTCTACGGCTCGGTCGCGACCAACGCCGCCAGCTTCACCGGCCTGGCCACTCGCTACGGCGCGATCTCTGGTGCCGGCAACGCCCAGAACATCATCGACGCGGGCGGCACCTCGACCAACAACACCAGCATCTGGCTGGTGGGCTGGGGCGAGAACACGATCTTCGGCACCTTCCCGAAGGGCAGTCAAGCCGGTCTGATCCACGAAGACATGGGCCAGTTGACCGTCTACGACGCCAACAACAACCCGTACCAGGCGCTGCAGACCCACTACCAGTGGAAGAACGGCCTGGTGGTGAAGGACTGGCGCTACGCTGTGCGCATCTGCAACATCAACACCGCCAATCTGGTCGCCCAGTCCTCGGCCGCCGACATCATCACCCTGCTGTCGCGCTCGCTGGATCGCATCCCGAACTGGGGCATGTGCAAGCCGGTGTTCTACCTGAACCGCACCGTCTACTCGATGCTGCGCGTGCAGGCCCTGAACAAGAGCCAGAACGTGCTGACGGTCGAGAAGGGGCTCAGCCAATTCGGCACCCCGCAGTCCTGGCTGAGCTTCCAAGGCGTGCCCCTGCGCCGGGTCGACCAGCTATTGAACACTGAGGCCCGTGTGGTCTAAGGCGAACGACATGATCATCGACAACAACGCCATCTTCTCGGGCTCGATCACCAACGCTGCCGGCTCGTCAGGCACCGTGGTGGCTGGCCAGACCGTCACCGGCACCAACACCTCGGTGCTGTCGACCAACACATACGACCTGGGCGTCGCCCGCGACATCGGCAAGGGCGAGGCCCTGGAGCTGGCCATCGAAGTCATCACCGCGGCCAGCGGTGGCACCTCGGTCCAGTTCCAACTCATCCAGGCCGACGACGCGGCGCTGACCAGCAACGTGCAGGTGATCAACCAGACCGACGCCATCGCGGTGGCCACGCTCACCGCCGGCAAGCAGGTCAGCCTGCACGTCGACCGTGTCGATCCGCTGTCGGCCAAGCGCTACCTGGGCATCCGCTACGTCCTGGTGGGCGCCGTGGCTGCCGGTGCGTACTTCGCGGCTGCCGTCAAGTCGATCGCCGACCCGCAGGTCAACTACCCTGGCGGCTTCGCCGTCCTGTAAACCGAATGGGGGTGGGCCTGGGGCGACCCGGGCGCCCGTCTAGGCGGCGCCCTCGCCACCACTGAAACGAGATCCACATGGCCAAGTACGAAGTCACCGAGCTGTCCTTCATCGGCGGCACCCTGCGCAAAGAGGGTGACGTCATCGACTTCGAGGGCGAGCCCGGACCCAACCTGAAGGCGCTGGACAAGGCTGCCGACAAGGCGGTCAAGGCGGTGCCATCGAAGGCTGCCGTGCGCCTGATTGCCGAGGCCCGACTGCACGCCACTGCCCGTGGCGACAGCCCGGACAACGCGGGCGAAGGTGACTTCGACACCGCGGTCGAAGCCCTGAAGGTCAAGCCCTCGGATGAAGTCAAGGCTGAAGTGCTGGCCTACTTGGCGGCCCAGGCCGCGGCTGCCGCCAGCGCGGACCAGCTCGGCTAAGGTTCCCGTTTCACTGCGACCAGCGGGGGCCATCGTGCCCCCGTTTTCACATGAGGCCCTGACATGGCGTCCGAAGTCGACATCTCGAACCTGGCCCTCGGGCATCTTGGCGACAAGGCCAATGTGTCGAGCATCAGCCCGCCCGACCAGTCGGCCCAGGCCGGGCACTGCGCCCGCTTCTATCCGATCGCCAGGGACGCCCTGCAGGAGATGCACACCTGGGGTTTCTGCACCCGGCGTGTCGCCCTCGCGCTCAGCGCCAGCGACCCCCCGAGCACCTGGCAGTACGCCTACATCGCCCCGTCGGGGGTGCTCAACTACCTGACCATCCGCGACCCCTACGCCACCGACGACTGGGCAGACTCCGTGCCGATGGCCAACAGCCTGGGAGGGGCCACGTTCTCGGCTCGGGCCAGCATCGCGACGCCGCAGCCGTTCGTGGTCGAGACGAACGACCTGAACGAGGACGTGGTCTACACCAACCAGGAGAACGCGGTGCTGCAGTACACCACCCGCGTCACCGACACGAGCAAGTTCAGCCCGCTGTTCACCACCTCCTTGAGCTACATGCTGGCCAGCTACCTGGCGGGGCCGGTCATCAAGGGCGACGAGGGTCGCAAGGTGGCCGCGCAGATGCTGGCCACCGCGATGTCCTTCTTCGGCCGGGGCGCCATGTCCGACGCCAACCAGCGCCGCACTGCCATCAACCAGTCCGCGCCCTGGATGGCGAACCGCTGATATGGGCACCCGCGGACAAGCCAGATCCTTCGCAGCCGGCGAGATCAGCCCGGAGCTATTCGGCCGGGTCGACCTGGCGAAGTTCGTCACAGGCCTGGCCCTGTGCCGCAACTTCGTCGTGCGCCCGCACGGCCCGGTGCGCAACCGCTGCGGCACCCAGTTGGTCAAGGAGGTCGGCATCTCGGCCAAGCGGACCCGGGTCATCCCGTTCAGCTACAACAACGTCCAGACCTTCGCCATCGAGCTTGGCGAGGGGTTCTTCCGGTGGCACACCCAGGGGGCCACCCTGCTGGCCTGGACCACCTGGTCGGCGCTGGCGACGTATGAGTTCGGCGACAACGTGATGTCCGGGGGCACGCTGTACACCGCCCTCTTCACGAACACGAACGACGTCCCTCCCAGCGCGAACTGGGCGTCCTTGGCCTACAGCGGCGCGGTGACCTACAACCGGGGGCAGATGGCCTCGTCTGGCGGGACCGTTTACTACAGCGTCCAGGGTGGCAACTTGGCCCACGCACCGCCGAATGCCACCTGGTGGTACGCCATGCCGGCCGACGGCACGTACCAGATCCCGAACACGTTCACCGAGGACGAGCTGTTCGACGTGCACTACACCCAGTCGGCTGACGTGCTGACCCTGGTGCACCCGAACCACGTCGTGCAGGAGCTGCAGCGCCTGGGCGCCACGCAGTGGACCCTGTCGTCTCCCAGCTTCAGCATCACCGGCGCGAACGTACCGTCGACCGTGGTCGCCACGCCCACTGGCGCGGGCGGGGTCACCTACGACTACGTGGTGACCTCGGTCTCGACGGGCAACGCGCAGGAGGAGTCGCTGCAGTCGGCGTCGGCCACCTGCACCAACGACATC